GTGTGTTATCGCTATAACCGTCGCGATACGCTCGTACTTCGTGAACGTAGAGAAAGCCATTCTTTTGTGAGATGTATGTAGCTGCTGTTTCGTCAGTACCTCGACCAGATGGGTCAATGGAGCAGATTGTTTCGGTGTAGTTAGACCACTCTCCTTGTAGTTGCATGGGGGAGTAGAAGTAGTCACCGGGTAGACCAACAGTTGGGAGATCACGCAAGACATTCCGTGGGTCAGAACACCACACCACAGCATCGGGTGCCTGGGTGGGGTTCACAGAGGTAACCACAAGGTCAGCGAACTTAAGTGGGAACTTCTCAGCGTCACTCAGGGCTGTGTCCAGTTGGAACTGGAGCATGAAGTTTGACCGACCCATTGCGGCCTCACGCTCCAGTAGGTCATCATCCCTAAAACGATCAGGATCGGTAGGGGACCACTCGTCAACCCCCATCTCGATGTCTTCAATAATCTGCGGAGCAAGAAGACCTTCGTATTGAGCAAGCTTGTCTTTTCGTGGGTAGCGGGCAGGCCAGACGAACGGACGGTAGTTGCGTTCAGCTAGGCGACGGTAAATCGTGAAAGTTGTTTGAGGTGTTCCCAGGTACATGATCCGGGAATCCTTTTTTGGTGTGAGAATAGACTCTGCTTCTGTACATAGCTGCAAAAGCTTCTCCCTCATCATTTCTGTGAGGCTATTGGAGGGAACCTCTACGTCATCAAGGATCATCAAGTCAGCACGAGAGCCAGTCAACTGGCCAGTCACACCAACACTCTTAACTGAAGGTGCTTGGTGAGGGGCACAGTTGATATCAAAGCTAATTCGTGACCATCGTGCTGTGTCTGACTTGGGCTGCATATGGCGCAGCCAAGGTGTCTCAACAATTAGCTTTTGACAGAAGATGCTGAAGTTGTCTGCTCGTTCTTTTGACGCACTTATGACCATGACTTTCTTGTCATTATCCTTAAAGAGTGTCCAAAGAACAAATGCAGCGGTAATCCACGACTTTCCAACACCACGAAAAGCCTGGACCATCAGCCGTTTTGGGCCGTATTGCAGGTAATCGGCAATTGCATACTGGGCTCGTGTAGGTGTTGGGAGGTCAAGCTGCGCCCAGATTGCTTGAAGAAAGATCTTAAAGTCATTCTTTAAAAGATCTAAGGTATTTTGCTGCGTTATCGAGGAGTCGTGGGTCATCTTTAAGTAATCCTATTCCACGATTGCAGGAATCACAAAGGAGTCCACGCACTTGTCCGGTGTCGTGGTCGTGATCTACACAGAATCGGGTGTTTCGTTTAGAGGCCTGAGGGAGGCGGCAGATAGCACACAAGCCATCCTGCTCCTCGTGCATACGGTCGTAGTCCCGCAGCGTTATTCCATAGTTTCTATTCATCTGAGCGCTGTGATAGCACTCTTTGCAGGCATTCTGATGTCTACCAGTATCGCTACGTTTATGGAACTCGCTATAAGGCTTCTCTACGCCGCAGGAGCGGCATTGTTTCATTGCACGGTTAAGATATTAAGAAGCCCCCACAGGCGTGCTGCAGGGGCGTACAGAGGGCTTAGAAGGTGAGTTAAGGGTCAGCTGTAATAGCGATCCTTGACCCGCTTCTTCTCTTTATCAGAAAGCTTGTCGAAGTTATCCTTTGCTTTAGCTGCTACTTCAGGAGGTGAAGTGCGGTTGTATTCAGCACGTGTTGCCTTACCGTCAGAGATGGCTTTATCAGCACGACCCTGTTCACGACGGTCCATACCGGCCACCAGATCCTTCATCAGGGGGTTGTTAGTACGGCTAGTTCCGTAGTTACCAGACTCACGGTTAGCGGTAGAGGCAGACACCCGACGCTCCTTAACCACGCTGGGCATGGTGGGAGCGGGGGTGTTCCGGCTTGATGTGGAGGTCGTACCACCGCTGTTGGAGCTGCGGGGTGCTTGGGTAGCTCGTTGTTGGGTGGATTGAGCGCGGGTAGGGGTTCCACCAGTGCTGGAGGTGGGTTTGGGTGTCGGCTTGGGTGCGGGGGGACGCACTTGCTGGCTACCGGGGATGTAGCGACCAGCAGTGGCGTTGGTTTGGGAGTTGTTGCGATCAGCAGTAGTACCACCACGACCAGTGCGACCGGAGCTGGTGCCGGTGCGTTGAGGGGTTGCTGCTTGACGAATGGAATTACCAAGAGCAGTACCAGCACGACGACCGATTTCATCGACGACGGGTGCTGCAACCATTCCGATCAGACCGGCACGGAGGCCACCTGCGCCTTTGACTGCAGATTTAACAGCACTACCGGACACCGACGACGGTAGGGAAGGGCGAGGTGCTCCAGGACGCCCAGTACGTACACCGCTTCCACGAACTGTATCTGCACCACCGGTTCCACCAGGAAGCAGTCCAGCAGGACGAGTTCCAGTCAGCTGCGGTTTAGCTGCGGGGTTTGGCTTAGCAAGTGCTCCGCCCTTTTGACCAGGAGGGAGTGCAGGACGACCAGAGCCGGTCACAGGAGCACTACCGGTGTTAGTGCGTTGACTGCTGTTGGTGACTTTTGCTCCAGTGTTCCGAGGACGAGAGCCGGAATTAGTCACAGTTGCTTGTGACACGGAAGCACGGTTTCCCCGACCCTTGGAAGTAGTGATGGGCTTAGGAGAGGAGGGCTTACGCTTAGACCGATTGCTGGAGGAGGTGATTTTCGGAGCCATAATAATTATTTAATCCAAGAGAGAATGAGTTGTTCTTTGTGGGGATTCACCCCAAAGGTGGTCCTCATAAATGAGAGCCAGTTTTGACTTCCTTTTGCCTGATTACACGATCTACAACTGGGCACAAGGTTGGATGTAAGATCGGAACCTCCGAATACTTTTGGCCGTACGTGATCGAGAGTAAGTTCATTGGCGTCATAGGTTTCTCCGCAGTAGACACACTGACAATTAAAGTGCTCTTTTATGGCTCTTCTCCAGAGCCGTTTAGCCTCAGGAGATGTCATTGTTATTAGATTTTGGAGATAGTGGTCAGGCGAGGGAAGAAGGGGAGTCATCGTTGAGCGTTGGTCTTTCGTGCTCCCTTTGCACGATTAGCTTTACGTGGAATGATCCGAAGGTTATCGGATGAGTTATTCATCGGGTTATTATCTTTGTGGTCTACTTCGTGACCAGCTGGGATATCACCCATTGAACGCCGTGCTCGATGCCGTGCAGCATCTTCTTTTTTGTGAGCACGACGGTAATCTTTAAGGTATGTGGCGCGAGCTTTATACTCGGCTTTCCAGTCTCGTGCCATTCATTCGACTCCTTACTAGTTCTGGATCAATCTTGGGAAGAATGCTGGCAAGTTGATCAAGAGGGGAACCTTCAACAGCAATGCCGTTGATGTCATTGTTCTTCAGCCAATCACACATGGCTTTGAGGTCTTGAGTGGTAGCTTCCCCGGACTTAACCCGACGCAGATACTCTTCGGTGACAAGGCGGTGAAGTTCGTTGAATTGATCTTCGGTGGCCTTCTTAGTGTTAGCCATTTCTCAGTACAATCTGATCAAGTTTATTTTCGATGCGGATCATGTGATCCTCCATCTTTTGTAAAGCGTTGGCTAGTTCTTGGCGGGGAACGTATTTTTCAGCAAGACGTAATTCAACACCATCGATTCGTTTATCGATTTGATCCATGCGTGAATTGGAACGTCCGTGAATGGTTATGATTCCACTGCCAACACCAACTACAAGAGACACAACTCCTGTGATAATGGCTTCAATCATGCTCCTTTAGGATGCGTTGGATTTTGGTGGCATACAGTGGGTCCGTTGCATATCCTTCCTTCACCAACAGTTCAGCGCACTCCTCAGGTGTGGAAGCACGATTGACACCTTTGTAGCCGTTGTAGTCTTTGTACCAACGATCTACGATGTAGGCAATGCAGGCATCAAGAGACGGGAAGTTCTTAAACCAGGCATCAGTCTTAATCTCCATGCCACTGACAAACTCAGTCGTGGAGACAAGTGAGCCTTCGCCATCTTTACCTGATTTGATACCGAAGTAATTGTGTGTGCCAGAGATGTGTGATCCATGACCACTCTCCAAAGCCCACTGAGCAGCTACTACTTCTGGGAACTTCGCTCCAGCCGCCCTAGCAGCGGCTACAACGCCATCCCAGGTGTTAGCTGTAGCAGCCTTAGGGGCAGGGGTTGCGGTGCTACGGAAGGTCATGAACCAACCAGTACGAGCGCCTTCTACTTCCCAACGCTTTAGCCAGTTGACCCAGGAGTAACGAACTTCTTTACCACCGGAGCCAACAGTGACGTATCCACCGTTGACGTTATCCATCTCACCGTATGGATCGTGGAAGACACCCTTCCCACCTTCGTCGCCAATGAGAAGCATCCAGTGGCCACCACCACGGGGAGCGGAGGCGTGACCTCGGTGAAGAATGCCTGTGGCTGTGGGGTAACCGTTCTTAAGTTCGCTTAGAAGGGCTTGTTTGGTGCCGTTCTTATAGAAGGTGGCGGTGACACCGTAGTCCTTACAAGCTTTGATGTGAGCAGTGTATTCAGTTGTGTCTCCGTACTTCAAGACGGTACGGAGGTAATCGTCGTCAGCGTTACTACCACGCAGGGCATCAGGACGGAGATACTTGATGGCCATCGCACAAGTCGATGAGAAACACATCCGATCTCCGTGAACCGTGGCGCTATCTGTCTGTGGGTAGTACTGCTTAACTGGTAGCAGCACCACAGTACTACTCCTTTGTGAATGCCCGACGCAAGCGACGGATCTTATCGTCTTCAGTGCGAGTCTTACTGAAGTAAGCAGCCGCCATAGAGATGGCTTGGGTGACGCTGTTGGAGCGACGCTTCTTGGTTATACCGAGGTACTCAGAAGCAATAAACAAAGCAAAAAAGGCCAAGGTCTCATAAGAAACCTTGACCCCAAAGATCGTAAGCATTGGATCAGTTAGGTAGTTGGTTCAGGCGGCCATTGCACATCCCACGGAAAACCAGACTGCTGTGGGATCATGCGGAGTGTTTCGCGGTAAAGAGCCCAGTAGGACTTACCGTCTAGGTCAAGTGGAGCATCCGACAACTGGGTCCAGTCACACGCTGC